CGCTGGAGGCCCCACCAACGGTCCCCCCAAAAACTCTGGGGGCCGTCACGAGCACGGCGCTAACGCTGATTCTTGGCGTCGCCGTTTTCCTTGTCTCGGTCCTGTAACTGAAAGAAGCACGCCACTATGGCTATTTCGCAAAACAGTTGGACCGTCATTTTTGAAAACGGCCCGGCACTGGACTACTGCCCACCCATCATCGGCAAGGTCCGCGCGGGCGACGTCAAAGAGGTTTTCGCCTACCTCCTGCGCGAGTTCGACCAGCACGTCGAGGACGTGCAAGAGGGCCGCGACGATTGGGGCTGGAATGTCCGCCCCATCCGCGGGCAGACCTCCGGCTATTCCAACCATGCCAGCGCTACCGCCATCGACATTAACGCCATCCAGCACGCCCGCGGCCGCCGGGGCACGTTCTCCGCTGCGCAGGTCCGCGAAATCCGCAAGATTCTAGCGTATCTGGAGGGCGTCGTCCGCTGGGGCGGCGACTACCCGGCCAACCTGTCGCTACCCGACGAAATGCACTTTGAAATCAACGCCGGGGCCGCAGCGGTCAAGCGCGTGGCGGACAAAATCCGCAAGCCCGAGACCGGCGACGTCGAGCCGGTGGGCACGGTTGACCCGGTCAAGCCTGCGCCCAAGCCCAAGCCGGTAGCCAAGAAATACCCCGACATTGCCGTCCCGGTCTCGCGCAAGCACACCGCGGCCAGCGATGCCGCATGGCGCACGCTTATGGCCGCCATCGGGCACAAGGACAAGGACCTAGGCCTTGCCCTGCAAAAGTGGCTCCGCGGGCTGGGCTACTACAAGGGCCGCCTTGACGGTGACTTTGCGACCCTTTCGGTCAAGGCCCTGCAACGGTTCCTCAAGGCCAAGGGCCTTTACAAGGGCCGTATCGACGGCAAGCGTGGCCCTATGACCGTGGCCGCCGAAATCGCCTATCTCAACTCCCAGCGAAAGTACCTCTAATGTCCGATTTTTCCACCCGTGAGCCGCTAATCATCCGCGGCGCGGTCGTCGCGGCCGTGACCGCCGTCGTCCACCTGCTGGTGATTCTGGGCGTCCTGCCCATCGACGCCGAGGCCGAGCAGGCCACCGCCTTGGTCGTGGACCTTGTCGGCACCGCCGTGCTGGTCGTCTGGACCCGCGGCAAGGTCTCCCCGGTTGACTCCGGCGGCGACCACGTCGCCCGTCCCGAGGACGACGGCCTAGGCCAGTAACTCCAAAAATGCCCCAAATCCACTTTTGGATTTGGGGCATTTTCCATTTGAGCAGTTCGGACATGCTGGCCAACTCCCGGGGTACCCCTTTCATCCGACCCGAGGAGACCCCATGGCCGCCCCCAACATCGACAAGAAAACGCGCTACACGGCAGTCCTGCGCATCACCAAGGACACCCGCGTGCGCACAACGGACCCCTACACGGGCGACGACCGCAGCCCGGCCACCAACATGCGCGACGAACTGGCCGACCTCACCGTCACAGCCCCCACGCTGGAGGCCCTACAAGCCGCCATCACGGCCCACGCCGCATTGGTGGCCGAGTAATGCCCGCCCCACTGATTGGCCTTATCGGCCGCGCCCGCGCCGGGAAAGACACGTTTGCCGACCATCTGGTCATGGCCCACGGCTTCACCAAGGCATCGTTTGCCGCCCCTCTCAAGGCCGCCGCGCTGCGCCTTGACCCGCTTATCCCCGTGCTGCCCGCCGCGCTTGGGTCTCAGCGGCCCAACGGGATATTTCCGCAGCCAATCCAGTTAGTGGTCCAGCGCCTCTCCGAAGTGGTGCGCGTCCATGGCTGGGAGGAGGCAAAAGACAAGTTCCCCGAGGTCCGCGCCATCCTCCAGCGCCTTGGCACGGACGCCATCCGAAAAATTGACGATGGCTTTTGGGTCCGCCAAGCCGTGGCCGGGCTGGACCCCGACACGCCCACGGTCTTTACAGACGTTCGGTTCCCGAACGAGGCCGACATGCTCCGCAGCCGCGGCGGCGTCCTAATCCGTATCGTCCGCCCCGGCGTCATGATCGCGGGCAGCACCCACGCCTCCGAAACAGCCCTTGACCAGTACCCCGTGGACATGACGGTAGACAACACGGGCACCCATGGCGACCTGATCGCCAAGGCCCGCGACGTTGCTCTGGCCCTCCTGCCCTAAGTAGACACCCCCAAAAAATCGAGTAGCCCCGGTAGCACTTTCGAGTGCCGCCGGGGCTACTTTTTTTCTTTTCAGCGCCTCACGTAAACATGTAGAATCTGGTGCATGGGACAACATAAGCCACTAATCGACATTCAAGCGGACGCGGTGGCAGCCTTGCGCCGGTACCGGCAGACCAAGGGCACGGCGCACCTGCGCGCCGTCGGGCAAGCATTTGTGGATGCCCGGGAACACTTTTTCACGCGTACGGGCGACCCCGATTGGCTGGGCGCTACCCACGCCTACCGCCTATGGACCCGCGAGTGCATCGGCATGGCCAGCTTTCCCGACTCCGAGGTCCCCAAGCTACAGGCAGCCATCCGCTACCATACGGGCAACGCGCTGCGCGACAAGCTGCCGCCCGAGGATATCGCCGACTTAGGCCTGCGCACGGTTAGCCCCCGGGAACGGGCCGTCGAGAAACGCGAAAAGAACAGCGAAACGCTCAACCTTTTTTCGGGCGGGGCCATGATAACCGACCCCGAGGAGGCCGCAATGGCCCTCAACGCGCTGTCCGTCACGCTGCGCCGCGTGTCGCGGGACGCGGTGGCCGGGACCGACGCGGCCAAGGCGCTGCGCGAAATCGAGCGCCGCGCGGGCGAGCTTGCGGGCCGCGGGACGTCCTGAATGTAGGAAATGTAGGAAATGTACCTGTTTACTATTACTTGTACTAGAGACACCTCACTAGTAGCCGCAATAGAGAATACATACATTTCCTACATTTGCTACACAACCCCGCCCCCCGCGCCCCCGGCGTCGTCGGGAACTGAGCAGAAATCGCCATCTGGCCCACTTTCACGTTACCCCATCCGTAACCGTGAAAGGTGGCTAGTCCATGACTACCCCACGCGTGAGCACCATCAAGCGCCAAGGTGCCCGCTTCTACATCAGCCCGGACGACGCAGCGGTCAAGTACCCCGGCGTTACCTCCATCATTGGCATGTTGCCTAAAGAGTTCCTGCGCTACTGGGCAGCCAAAGAGGTGGCCCAGACGGCCGTGGACGAACTGGGCACCGTCGTGTCCATGGTCCTGCGCGACCCGTCCGCCGCGGTGGACCACCTCAAGCGCAGCCCGGACCGCAACACCCGCGCAGCTGCCGATATCGGCACCGCCGCCCACGACATTTTCGAGCGTGTCGCCCGCGGGCAGACGGTTGGCCGCGTCCACCCGGACCTTGAGCCGTTCCTCCGGCACTTTGACGACTACATGCGCGTCGGCCAACCGGAATACCATTTCATGGAAGAAACCGTTTGGTCCGGCACCCATCAATATGCCGGGTCCTTTGACGCGTTCGCCACCATCCGCGGCGAAAACATTTGGTTGGACAACAAGACGACCCGTTCCGGCATCCACGCCGAGGTTGGCCTCCAGCTGGCCGCATACCGCAACGCTGACTCCATCATCCGCGAGGACGGGGCACGCGTGCCCATGCCCAAGGCGGACGGCGGCGCGGTGCTGCATATCCGCCCCGAGGGCTGGCAACTGGTCCCGGTCCGCTGCGATGACGCCCTCTTTGAGATTTTCCTCCACCTGCGCGAGGTATTCCGCTACGAGAAGGAAATGCAACAGACCGTCGTGGGCCACGCCGTTTTCAGCGGCCCGAGCGATGCCGAGGCCGCAACCGGCCCCAAGCGCCGGACGCCGAAACTGTGAGCCGGTCAACGAGCACGGCCCCCACGGGCAAGCTTTACCGCGCTATCGTCCGCCGTCCCGGGGTCTACTACCCGGACGGCGTCAATCCCGAGACGCGCGAGTATGTCGCGGCGTTCGGCCCGTACTCCCGCAAACAAGACGCATGGGCAGCGGTCAAGCGTGAAGGCCGCTACATGCGCCCGGATGCCAAATGGACCGTAGAGGTCACCGAAACCGACTGGAGGCCTGCCCCGCTATGAGCGCCCCCGTTGTTTACCTCGCCGGTCCGATGACCGGCTACCACCAATGGAATTTTCCGGCGTTCTTTGCCGCCGCGGCCATGCTGGAGCGGCGGTTTTTCGTCCGCGTCATCAATCCGGCCCAGCGGGACCTAGACAACGGTTTCGACCCGGACGCCCCGCCCGAGGGCTTCACGCTGGCGCAGCGCCACGCGGCGTTGCGCTGGGACCTGAAACAGGTTCTTTCCCGCAACGTGGACGCCGTTATCTACCTGCCCGAGTCCATGCACTCAAACGGCGCACGCCTTGAAATGGACGTGGCCGAGGCTGTCGGCAAGCCGGTTATTCCTCTGGGCTTGGCCCATACCTACCTTCGCCCGAGAGGGGCCACAGAATGACAGTATTTCATGGAGACCACGCCGATCTAATGTGGTTTGTCGGCATTTGCGAGGGCGAGGCCTGCATCGACCTCCAGCGGGGGCGCTATCCGCGCCTGCGTATCGCCATGACCGACCGGGACACCGTGGGCCGCTGCGCGTCCCTTATGGACGTATCGGTCCGCCTGTCCCTGCACCGCGCCCCGGCGCAACCGACTTGGCACGCCGAGGTCCAAGGCCCCCGGGCTGAGGAGCTTATCCGGCGCATTCTGCCCTACATGGGCGCGCGCCGGTCCCAAAAGATCGCCGAGGTTTTGGCCGCGGCCGAGTTCCTGCGCGCCGAGGCGGGCCGCAAGTCGATACCCGGCCCGGCGGTCACCCGCCCGCTGGGCATCGCCAAGCCCGAAACGGCGGCCTAATGGAGGTCCGCGTCTACACGTCGCCACTGTGCCAGCCATGCCGCGCCACGAAACGCGTCCTAACGGGGGCGGGTATCCCCTTTGTGGCGATTGACCTCACCGAGCCGCAGCACGCGGCCAAGCTGGCCGATCTAAAGGCTGCCTACGGCGACCCGCTGAAAATGCCCGTTGTCGAGGTCATCGACATGGGCAGCACCTACGTTTGGCAAGAGTTCCGCCCGGACCTGCTGGAGGAAACAATCCAGCGCTACCGCGCCCGCACCATCTAGCCGCGTGAGGCGTTCGGCGTGAAGCCCTGAGCAATTCCGCCCCTCTGGCGCACTCCCCCGTTGTCCCATCCTTGGCCGGTCCCACCGGCCCCAGACATTCCTATTTCATCGCCTCCGAAAGGCAACCCTATGTCTCTCAAGATTTTCGGCACTGATCCCGAAACCCAGCCCAAGCCGCGCGACAAGTTCGCCGACGACGTCGTCGGGCGGTTCCGCTCCGGCCATCAGCTCAACAAGCGCCCCGTGGCGCTGACCGAGTGGCGCGTCACCACCGGGGACCCCGAGGTGGCCGAGGCCATCGCCGAGCTTATGGGCGGCGACGCCCCGCAGGAGTGGGACGCCAACGGCGAGGACAAGATCGAGGTTTTCACCGCCACCAAGTCCCTGACCGTCATTCTGGCCGGACCCAAGGCCTTGCGCCAACGCATGGTCCTTTGGGGCCGGAACAACAAGCTGATTAGCGACTCCGACGGCGAGACCCTGAGCACGGGCGAGCCGGACCCGGACCGTGACCTGACCTTTGCCGAGCGCAAGGCCAAGGCCCGCGACGGCATCGGTGCCCAGCCTCAGATCGAGGTCTTTTTCCGCATCAAGGGCCACGAGGACCTTGGAATTTTCAAATTCCAGACCGGCTCTTGGTCCATGGCGCAGGACCTCGCGCGCGACGACGTCGAAAGCGACCTCGCCGACTACGCCGCCGACTCCGACGGCAAGGGCGTGGAGGCCGTTCTCCGGCTGGAGGGCGTCGAGTTCACCGCCAAGAACGGCCCGCGGGCCGGGCAGCTGGTGAGCTACACCAAGCCCGTGCTTGATATCAAGGGTCCGGCCAAGTAGCCATGGCGACCGTGCTCTACGCCCTGCTGGTCGTGGACATTGTCCTAGGCCTGCTGGCGCTGCTGGCACACCTCAAGTAACCCCGCGCCCCCTGCCCACTACTCCGAGCAGGGGGCGCACCTTTACCCGAAAGGCGGCCCTAGTGCCATGACTGCAACCGATACGGCGTGGCCCAAGGCCCCGGCCCCCACGACCGACCCCGCCGACGCCCTGCTGGGGCCGATCCCGGCACTAGCCCGCTGTGATAGGTGCGGCGCTGCCGCCGACGCGTCGGCTATCTTTGCCGACGCCCTGCGCCCCTTGTTCTTTTGTTCCCACCATTCCCGCATCCACGAGGCCGCCATCCGTGCCCAAGCCGCTGCCGTCCGCGACC